GTAATATACCACCAAACGAAGTTGATAACTATATGCAAAGAATCATCAATAAGATGAAGAAGACACCTATTATTGATGAAGCGACAGGTGAGTATAATTTAAAATACAATATACAGAACTTAACAGAAGATTTCTTTATGCCAGTTCGTGGTGGAGATAGTGGAACTGAAATCAATGAATTGGGTGGTATTGATTATGATTCAACAGAAGATGTTGAGTATTTAAAAAACAAATTATTGGCATCACTAAGAATACCAAAAGCATTCTTAGGGTTTGATGAAAATGTCGGTGGTAAAGCGACACTTGCAGCAGAAGATGTAAGATTTGCCAGAACTATTGAAAGAATACAAAGAATTATTATATCAGAGTTAACAAAAATCGCAGTTGTTCATTTATATTCACAAGGATATACAGATGAAGACTTGGTAAACTTTGAATTACATTTAGCAAGTCCTTCAACAATGTATGAACAAGAAAAAATTGAATTGTTCGGACAGAAAGTTTCATTAGCTCGTGATATGATACAAGATAAAATCCTACCTTACAATTGGGTATATGATAATGTTTTTAACTTTTCTGATAAAGAAAAAGTAGATATTGAAGCACAAATCATTGATGACCAAAAACAAAAATTCAGACACTCACAGATTGAAATGGAAGGTAATGACCCAATGGATACAGGAGAGTCAATTGGAACACCAAGTGATATGGCAGCCGTGGGTATCGGACAAGACGATGCTCAAACACCACCGGATACCGTAGCAGGTTCTATCTTTGACCCGTTTGATGATGGAGAGGACGACAGACCAGAAGACCAACAAGGTGGTCGTCCACAAGAAATGAATAAACCATTCAAAGATAGTGGAGCAAGAGGTCGCGACCCATTAGGAAAACAAACAAAGAATCGTAGAGGATTAGCATTAGCACACTACGACGCCTTGAAAAAAACAATGGGTGTAAAAAAGTCAAAAAACATAATACAAGAAACTAACCAAGTAGATGAATTAGAAAAAGAATATAATGAATATAAAGAGGAAAACGGTCAAGATTAATACCGATTTCTCAAAAGTTTTATATTTATTATTGATAAAATACAGAAAAATACTTTGGAGCTCAAATGTCTTATGTTAAACATAATAAGATAAAGAATACAGGTATTCTTTATGAACTTTTATCACGCCAGATAACTGTCGACGTGATAAATGATGACAAAAACTCTAAATCAGTTAAATTATTTAAGGAATTCTTCAATAAAAATACTGAATTAGGTAAAGAATACGAATTATATTCAATCTTATTAAATAAAAAATACAAAAACTTGACTCACGCATCATCTTTATTAGAGGCAGTAGTCAAAAGTCGTAGAAAATTGTCAAATCGTCGTTTGGCAAATGAAAAATACAATTTAATTAAAACAATTAAAGAGAATTATGATATAAAAGAATTCTTTAACACAAGAATTCCTAATTTTAAGGTGCTTGCATCAGTATATCGTGTTTTTCAATCAGAAGTTGGTAAAGAAGACTTTGGGCCAGTCCAAAAAACAGATTCATCAATCACTATTACTGAACATATTACTCAAACTAAACAATCAAGAGTAAAAAAACAGAACATAAGTGAATATTCCGAACAAGACAAAGATTTAAGGTTGTTAAGTTATCAATTATTAGTAGATAAATTTAATTCTAAGTATAAATCTCTAAATGAAAATCAAAAAAACTTGTTGAAACAATATATCAACAATGTATCTAACACAAATTCATTGAAAGAGTTTATCGATTCAGAAGTAATTAAAATCAAAAAAGCTCTGAAGTCATTACTTCCTAAAGTGAACGATAAAATTACTAAGATTAAATTATCTGAAGCAATTGACTATACTGACTCAGCTACAAAAGGTAAAGTCGTAAAAGATAAACACGTGGTTGCATTGATGAGATATTATGAACTAATTAAGGAAATCAAAAATGTCCAGACGCGTCAAAGTAAGTAAATTAAAAGAAGCTATTCGTGCTCTTGTTTTACAAGAGTTAAATGAACAAGAGAATGATAAACCAGAACATTTCGGTGGTGGTGAAAACATTGATATCTTAGGATTTCAAACCGAACATTTTGATATCTGCAGGTCTGCAGTTATTCTTTATCAAAAATTAATGGAAAAAGACCTTAGTGATGAAGCCAAGGAATTAATCATTAGTTCTGCAAAAGACTTAGACCATTTATTTGAAATGGAAAAACAAGTTGTTAATGGTGAAGAAGTTGACCACGACCCAGTTGAACACGGAATAGAATTAACAAACATTATTTCTTTTCAATTAGGTAGAGTAGCTGAAATGATTGGTGAGGATTTTGAAAGAGATACTAACTTTATCAAACTACACGTTATGGAAATCGTCAAAAGACACAAAAGAGAAGTAGACGAAGCGTCTACAACTTACTCAGCAGGTGTCGCACCAGGTGGGCCAGGTCATTACTTTACACCTTACGCATTTAGTGGTGGTAGAAAAAAAGACAAAAAGAAAAGAAAAAAAATATCTCGTGCAGCAGGATACAAACCAGTAAATGAATCACAACCATTTGCAGACTTTACACAATTTCCAAAACTATCAAGAGCACAACAAGAATCTCTTGATGAATTATTTGGATTTGCAGAATCATATCAGATATACAACGCATTTGAAAAAGACCCTAAAAAGTTTATCAAAACATTAGATGATATGGCAAATATTAGAAAAGCATCTAACAAAAAACCAAAAGGTGTTAATTTTAACAAAGGTAAAAAACAATTCGTTAAAGAAGTCACTAATCAAGAAATTAGTGCATTACAAAAAGTTCAACAAGGTTTAGAGAAACTACGAAAAGATTATACAAAGATTGCTAATATTGGTGATAAAACACTTAAAGATAGAGAATACAATGATTATTATGAATATATCCTAACAGCTAAACAAGAAATAGACTTACTTGTAGGACGTTTAAAACCAAACAAATGTTAGGTGAAGGTCGTTATCACGATTGGAGAAATGACGAATCTTTAACACCAAAACAAAAAATCGGTAAGTCAATGAGAGAAATTAGAGACGCATTAAACGAATTAGACAAAACCGTGAAAATGAATTTAAAATTAAAAACAGAATTAAAAATGAAGTCAGAAGACTATTGGAAAAACACACATAAAGCGTTAACCAAGATTTCAGAAAGATTAGTCAAGATGGCAAACAAAGTAGGAAATTTAAAATAATGAAACAAGTTATCGTAGATTATATACCTTTTAATGTTACACCAACTCAAATAAATGAGGCGATGAAAGAAAACAATGGTAAGTTAATTGTTAAAGGTGTATTACAAAGAGCAGAAGCAAAAAACCAAAACGGACGAGTATATCCAAGAGAGATATTAGTTCGTGAATCTAAAAAGTATGATGAGAATTTTGTAAAACAAAATAGAGCACTCGGTGAATTAGACCACCCTGATAGTTCAGTTGTTAATTTACAAAATGTTTCTCACAATGTCAAGGAAATGCACTTTGAAGGTGATAACTTAGTTGGTACGGTAGAAATATTAACAACACCAAGTGGAAATATATTGAAAGAATTATTTAAAAATGGTATCAAATTAGGTATCAGTTCACGAGGGTTAGGTAGTGTTGAAGTAGTTAGAGAGTCTAATGGAGACCAAGTATCAAAAGTAGGAGATGATTTTGAGTTAATCGCTTTTGATTTTGTTTCCAATCCATCAACACACGGAGCATTTCTACATCCAATGAACGAATCAGTAAATAATCAACAAGGTAGAACTTGTGGTGATTATTGTAGAGCAGAAGATATTATTAATCATATTATAAGGGGTGAGTAATGGCATTAAAAGATTTAAAATCAAATTTAGCAAAAGGAGCTGGTAAACCAACCACTAATCCTACTGGCAATATACCAAACGAGTCAAAAGTTGATAGAGTTATGAGACAAAAAGTAGGTAAACTTAGAAACAAACTTATTGACCAATCCACTCCTGATGTTTTAAAATACACAGATTTAACAGCAAATGGGAAGAAAGCATAATGGAAGATTTAAAAATATTATCAGAAATAACAACACGATACGGAAATCGTAATGTTAATGAATTGGAATTCAAAACACCAGAAGATTTCAAAAAGTATAAAGCAAAACACAAAATGAGACCAGGTACGGTTGTAAAAGTTGCCGGTAAAGATAAAGTCGTAGGTGATGAACCAAAGAAAGCAAAAAGAAAAAATGTTCCATTAGACTTTCAAATGGCAAATGAAAAAGAAATTAAACAAATGGCAAAAAAATATGGATTAGAAGTTGATAGTATTGAAGGTAATCCAAATGCAGGCTTACAAGCTAATTTAATAGGTGATAAAGAAGCTTTAAGAAAGTTTATGACAAGTGATGATTACGGAATGGATGATGAAGATGTTGATTACCACATTGGAGAGTTCGGTAGTGATGCTGAAGACAAAAAAAGTCCAAGTGCAAAAGATGTATTTGAAAAAGGAACAATAGCCGATATTGAAAAGTTTGGAAAAGAAACTCTTAAATTAAAAGGTCAAGAAGCAAAAGATTTTAAAGAAATGACAGACTTTTTAAAAGATAACCCAGATAAAGATTGGGTAAGAAGAAGTCTTGCAAGAGATTACGCAGACCAAGATACAAAATCTGAACCAGATATTGACCCTGAAACCGATAAACAAATGCAAAGTGCAGCAGACGCAGCAAATAGAAAAATGGCAAAAGCTGAACTTGATGACGCAATAAGTAATGGTGACGGAGACGGAGCTATGGAATTATTTCAATCTGAAATTGGATTTAAAAAAATGGGTAAAGAAGGAAAGGAAGCCAAAAAATTATTAGATAGAATGGCAGACTATGAATATGCTTTAATTGATTTATCTAAAAAAGAACAAGATGAAATACAA